TTTCGCGTTCTGGCAGGTGGCCGCCGCTGGGGAAAAACACGACTGGGTGTATACGAATCGATGGAGACAGCGTTCGATGGTGGCCGCGCGTGGTGGGTTGCACCGAGCTACAAGATGGGCGCAGTGGGCTGGCGCCCTATATCGCGCATCGGCGCATCCATTCCGGGCGCAGAGGTGAAACACACGGAGCGACTGGTGACTGTGCCGAACGGCGGCTCAGTGCAGGTGCGATCCGCAGATGAGCCCGACAGCTTACGCGGAGAAGGACTAGATTATTGCGTAATGGATGAGTGTGCATTTATGAGTGAGCGCGCGTGGTCAGAGAGCATCCGGCCCAGCCTGAGCGATAGGAGCGGCACCGCGTTGTTCATCAGTACGCCGAAAGGTCGTAACTGGTTCTGGCGCTTGCACCAGCGCGGGCAGGAGGATGGCGGCAGCTGGAAGTCGTTCAGTTTTCCCACCAGCGATAACCCGCACATCCCAGCAGACGAGATCGAGGCGGCGCGGCATGATTTGCCGGAGCGCATATTCGCCCAAGAGTACGGGGCGCAGTTCTTGGAGGATGGCGGCGGAGTGTTCCGGCGTGTTCTAGATGCGGTGAACGGCGACAGCGTGCCGGATAGCGGTCAGTATGTTGTCGGCTGTGACTGGGGAAGGGTTTCCGATGCGACCGTATTCTGCGTGGTGGAGATCAACAGCGGATGCGTGGTGGAGTTAGACCGCATGGTGAAGACAGATTACCAGACGCAGGTGAGCCGCCTGCACGCGCTCTGGGGGCGCTATCCGGGCGCGGAGATCATTGCTGAAACTAACGCTATGGGTGGCCCCATTGTCGAGGCGTTGCAGAATGCCGGACTGCCGGTTACGCCATTCAATACCACCAACCAGAGCAAGGGGCAGATCATTGACGGGCTGGCGCTGGGGTTCGAGCGCGGCGACATCCACATCCCACGCGACCCCACGCTGATCGGCGAGCTGCAGGCGTATGAGAGCAAGAGACTAACGAGCGGCGCGATGCGGTACAGTGCGCCGGAGGGCATGCATGACGACACAGTGATGGCGCTGGCGTTGGCCTGGAGTGCGCGTGAGGATGCCGGGCCGCTGGTTCTGATGCAGGTGTGAGGAACGACTAATGGCGGGACTACGCACTAAAACAATATTGGAAGAAGGGGCACTCAAGGCGATCGTCGGCATTCCGGGATGGGCCGAGGACTTCAACGAGACGGCCGCAGGCAGCGCCAACGACCCCGTGAGCGCGTGGGCCACTGTGCCGTTGCTGTACCGGGCGGTGAGCCTGCGGGCCAGCAGTTTGAGCAGCGTTCCGTTCGTGGTATTCAAGGGCGAGCAGGAAGTCGAGTGGCCGCTAGAGCCAGACTTGCAGACCATCATTTACGCGCTGGAGTTGGGGTTGTTATTGACCGGCGCGGCCTATGGCCTGAAGCAGTACGTGGGGCGCGTGATGACTGGGGTGCAGGTGCTGAACCCGACGACAGTGAAATGGTCGCACAAGCGCGGCGAGGATCACTTCACCCAGCGGGTGGGCAGTCAGACGTATGGCCCGTGGGGGCCTGACATAGTTATGGCACTCCGCGAACCATCGATGACCGCTGATACAGGCGCGGGGCTTGCTCCGGCGCAGGTGGCGCTGCAGGCTTCCAAGCTGCGTTTCAATATGGACGAGTTTGCGAGCCAGTTCTTCGCTAATGGCGCCCAACCCGCTACTCTCATTACTACAACTTCGAATCCTGGCCAAGTGGAAATGGAGCGGGCGCAGAACTTCTTCCGGCGCAGAATGTCGGGCGTGAGCAATGCCTGGCGCGCCCTCCTGATGCGCGGTGATCTGAAGGTCACCACACTCACACCAGAGCTAAAGAGTATGGGCATGAAAGAGCTGGCCGCCCATGTCGCCTTGGACATCGGTGCGGCGCTTGGGGTTCCGAGATCCGTTTTAGAATCGGACGCCGCCAATTACGCCACGAGCCAGACGGACATGCAATCGTTCTGGCACATGACAATACGCCCGCGTCTGCCGATGTACGAGAACGCCATCAATATACAGCTCTTGGCTGGAACAGACTATACGCTCCAGTTCGCACCAGAACAGCTTGACGTATTCCAGGAAGACGAAACCATCCGCGCCGCATCGCTGCTCCAACTGGTGCAGGCGGGCGTGCCGCTGGATGATGCGATGCTGATGCTGGGATATGACCCCATCGAGAACAGGCCAGAGCCAGAGGCCGAGCAGGTGGTGGAAGAGGAACCAGAAGATGCACTGGTGGAGAGCGAGCTGGCGACGTGGCAGCGGTACGCGCTGCGCAACCTGAGCAAGAACGGCAAGAGCCGCCCATTTCAGGTGCAGCACATTCGCGGCGCGGTTGCCGGCGCGATTGAAGGGGCGTTGCAGGGCGCGGAGAACGCGGACGAGGTGCGCGATATCTTCGGTGGCGCGTGGGCGTGGCATGGCTGGCCCTGATGTTATCAGACCGCAAGCGGGCGCAGCTGGAGCGCGAGCTGGCGAAAACCATCAGCTCGCTGGAAGGCAGGCAGGCCCGCCAGCTGCTCAAGATATTGGGCGACCCGCCGAAACTGGATGACATTACGCTGGAGTTATGGGAAACAATGGGAAAGGAAATGCTGGGAGTGCTTACACCCGCCACTATTAATACGTCGCTGCTGGCCGCCGAGAACGTGGTAAACAGTATCCCTATCGGCGTAAACTGGGACATGGTGAACCAGCGCGCTGCAAGCTGGGCGAGCACGCATAACAGCCGTGTGGTGCGCGAGATGTATGGCAACACCAGCCAAGCCGCCCGCGATATGGTGGCGGACTTTTACGAGCAGGGATTATCGGTGGGCGACCTGCGCCGCCGACTACAACAGCGGTTTGGCCCGATGCACAGCGAGATGGTGGCGGTGACAGAAGTGACCGCCGCTGCGGTGGAGGGCGGGAGAATTGTGGCCGACGAGTTAGCAGCCGAGGGCGTCACGATGATCGAGAGCTGGGTAACACAGCGTGATGAGCGCGTCTGCCCTATCTGTTATCCGCGTGACGGGAAAGTGCTGGGTGATGGCTGGACGAGGATAGACGGGCCGCCCGCGCATATTCGGTGCAGATGTGACACCGCATACAAGCTGCCACCTATGGAGACAGAATGACAAGCCTCCGGCTAGAGGGTGCAGAGAGACTGAAGCGGAAATTGGCTGCCGTAGAAAAAGGTGCGCGCGTGGGATTAAAGGCTGCCGCATTGCATGTGCAAGGGGAGCTTAAAAACACCAAGCCGCCAGCGTCAAGCGCGCACCGGCCACAGCCATTCAAGACGAACAAGCAACGGCGCGGGTTCTTCGCCAAGCTACGCAGCGGACAGATTCAGGTTCCGTACCGCCGCCGCATTTCGCCGGGGAGCCAAGACATAACCCACAGCTGGACGCAGAAAGCCGAGCGGCGTGGACTGCGGCAGGTAGTTGGAACGAACGTTAGCTACGCCAGTTTTGTACAGGGGCCACACCAGACCAGCTATCATCGCAAGACGGGCTGGAAAACAGAAGCCCAAATTTTACAAGCGGAGCGCTCCCTTATTGAACGGCATATCATGCAATCAATCGAACGCGAGATGAGGAAAACATAATGCCATACGAAATACGCCAGGACGATGACGATCAGTACTGCGTTTGGAAGCTAGAGCCGGACGAGCTGCTGAAATGCTACGCGGAGCCGGACCAGGCCGGAGCGTACCTGGCGGCACTCAACGAGGCCACAGAGGACGAGCAGAAGGCGCGCGTAGGCGTGGATAAGTACAGCACCGAAGAGGAAGCTGTGGCGCGTGCGGAGGTTATCGGGTGCGCTGGTTATCACACGCTGACCGAGGGCGGCGAGACAGTCTACATGCCATGTGAATCCCATGCGGCCTGGCAAGAGCACACCGGCAGCGATGAGGCCGAAGGAGAGTATGCAGCGACAGACACAGAACAGGGGCCGAAGCACGCGGTGCAAGTCAAGGCCATAACGGACGATCACTTCACCATCGCTGGTTATGGGGTCGTGTACGGGGGCCGAGACTTGGAGGGCGATACCTTCGCGGTGGACACCGACTACATGCTGGACACGGTGCCGGAGCCGGTGGTTTTATTCGACCACGCGCAGGAAATCAAGAGCGTGCTGGGGCGCGTGACCAAGATAAGCCAACAGGAAGCCGGGCTATGGATGGAGGCGCAAATCAGCCGCGCGAAGGACTACGCCGAGCAGGTGCTTGAGCTGGTGAAGAACGGCAAACTCGGCTATAGCACCGGATCGGTGGCGCACCTGGTCGAGCGCCTGAAAGGAAATATCAAGCGGTGGCCGATATATGAGCTGTCGCTAACACCCACACCCGCAGAGCCCCGCACGCTGGGCGTGGAGTATCTGAAGGGCTTGGGAGTGGTAATTCCTGCGGAGGCAGACGCAGACGCACCGACAGAGGGCGCGACGCTAAAGGGCGAACAGCCAGAGAGCGCAGCCAGAGCGGATGCAGATGCAGAAGCCGATGCGGTTACAAAATCTAATACAGGAGACAAGACAATGAGCGACGAAAACAAGGTCACCGAAGAGGTGGCCGCAGAAGCACAGCCGGAAGCGCCAACCGTTGACATGGACGCGCTGAAGGCCGAGATGAACCTGGCGGCGCAGGATGCTGTCAAGAATGCGTGGGAAGCCGAAGCCGCAGAGCGCGGCGGCAT